TCCGGGCGTAACCTCTGTCGGATCTATAATTTCTAAGATAGGCAAAATAGTATTAGCAGGAAGTGTGTCAATGTCGGGAGTGAATAACAGCACGTTTTGACGTATAGGATCTTGTACGATACCACCTATAATGTCAGCATCGCTAACATCTAGGTTAGGGTCTAATTTTAGCCTTATTTTGGTGATATTAGGACTAATTTGCCCATAGATTTCTATAAGTTTTTGCCAATTTAGTTTAGGATCTATTTGTCCATTTACATTCAACAAAGTAATTTCATCACCACCTGTTCCTTTAGCAACAGAGATCTTATAGTTACCCTCAGTTGTAACAATCTGTATATCAATTGGGCCCAACGAAGTAAATGGATCATATGTGCCATCTAACTGTCCTGCTATGTTTTGTACATCGTTGCTACTAAACACTCTTGTAACAATCTCAGCAATAATACCACTTCTCTTAAGTTTAGCAGGCGGATTTATCCACCCTTCTATCTTAAACTTGAAGCTCATTACATCGCGTTCTTCTGCTCCACCTTGTGGAATACTACGATTTGTCCAAGTAAAATCTTCCATCCATACTTCAAATATACTTGTCCAGTCTAATATATTACTATTCTGTTGTAATTGTATAGATGGATTAAATATCATTTGAATCTGTTCTAAAATTTGTAATTTAGTAATCGTATTGGTTGTCCATACATCTAACTTAAATGTGAAATCATATGGCACAGGCATATACCTTTCTACATCCTGTCGAACACCAGGTCCAGTCCCGTATGTTTGTGTAAGAGCATCGTATTGTCTTTCCATAACAGATACCTTACCGACGAATTGTGGATCTTGACGACGCTTCTCGTTCATCTTTATACCATCGATATATGCACTAAACATAGGTACAGGTAGCATTGTGTTTTCACTTGCACCCTTAATCAATTGAGCCACCATAGATGATGGATCGCCATACATAATAGGTACACGCTGAATTGTATATAATCCATTTGCGTCTGGACCATTCCTAACCTTTATGTCAGAGAAGATCCGCATAAACTGTAATAAGTATCGGCGCGTCTGGCCGTCATAAAAAAAGTCGATATCCAACCGACAGTATTAAACTGTCGCCTCCTTGTTGAACCAGGTGCGAACACCATTTATTAATTTCCATGTTCTTACACCTTTATTATCCCATTTTTTATTTTCCCCACCCTTATTAGGATGAGTCCACCCGGACTTATGTGATTTATGTTTCTCGGTAGTTTCTGTACCACCGTTTGTTTCTCTTCTACGAGCATGAGCAGCTTTCTGTGATTCTTTCATTTTTTCTATAGATTCGGGTTTATGTCTAATACCTGTTCTAAATCTATCTTTTGATGTATTATACCCATTCTTAATCGAATCAAATTTTTCTATAAATTCGACTTCTTTATTTAGAATTTCATCTTCGATATCTGATTCGAACAGAATTTCATGTATCCAATTTTCTGTGCCATGCTTATTTAGAGCAGCAAAGAACTTTCGTCTTTTATTTCTTCTTGCATCAGATATATGTTCGACCCATCTCGCTTCCATAGTTTTCACTGTTAACCCGACATAACATTTATTATTGATTGTACAGATATGTCTATAGACTATCATTAGTTACCTTTCTTTGCTGCTCTATCGTCAGCAATTTTAGATCTAGCAGTTTCAGCAGCAGTGACTTTCTTCTTTCTGCCAGCATATAAATCTACCTTTTGTTTCACAACTTCTGATACAGCAGTCTTTTCTGGAACAACAGTACCGTCTGATAATATAGTATCGCGATTGTTGTCAATAAATGTATCAAGCACACGATTGTAAGCAGTCCAATTTTTCAATACATTCTCTTGTATTAGTTTATATACCGGTCCTTGTTTCTGGAATAAACGTTCTGGGAAATAATCTATGCGTAGATAGTATTGTCCATCTGTCATACCAGTAGGGAAGCTTATACCAGCACCGACGAGTGGTCCACCATTTGGAGGTTCACCATCACCACTAAAATAATAACTACCTATCACAGGATAGTTTGTATTTGGGTCAATGTATATGTATAGGTTGGCACTCTCAAAGAATTTAGGATCAAAGAAAGCATTTTGTTCGGCTTCTGCAACAATAGCATCTGTTATACCGATAATCTTGCAGAATAAGTTTAATGAGGAAGTAATATTAGGGTTAGGTCCTGTTCCTGGATTACCGGCACCATCCGCGGTAGCAGTGAATCCGTCCGGCATAATACCTATGCCTTGCCCGACTCCGCCGTCATTCTGCCCAGATGCAGCCTGATCAGTAATTTGTGTAAACTCTGTAGAAGCAGTCATTAGTTTAGCTCTAACTAACCAAATATGAGGGAACCATTTCTGTCCATATCCAGCAGCGGCATAAAGCGCATCTTGCACTACATAATATCTATTTATACCTACTGCGTTATCAAATATAGGGACATCTCTATAACTAGGAAACTCTAAAACATCGCCAGCTATAAGTTTTCTACCAAGTGAATCTATCATATCTGTATAATGAAATTGAATTCGTATTACATCTGAAGATAAGAAAATGCCAAATTGGGATAAATCATAATTTACGTCCTGCGGAGTATGATGACCGCGTAATTCGATAACATTTGGATTATATTTTCTATTATTATTTGTCAGGAATAATACGTCCTGAATAGTTGTTAATGAAGTATCTGTATTACCATTTGCATCCGTTGTTGGACCCTCGTACATATGCACAAGAATACCATCACCTGCAATACGGAAATTTTCACCCACTGTTCTATCAGTGAAGTTAAAATCTGCTCCACGGACCGGATTCCAGAGACTTATGCGTGGCATTTTATTGCTCCTATTATTTTATATTCTGGAAAATTGATAGAATGGCATCTATATCGGGTTGTTTCTTCATGTACGCCAATAGCCTTTGCTGCGTCTCTGACAGATGAATATATGATTCCGAAAACTTCGACGCTTAGTTTACTTATTTCTGTCATTCTATTAAGATTGGCAGATTCTTTTTCAGTACGCGGCCTATTACTTTGCCAGGGTTTTTTCATACCCTTTCGGGAATTACTCATTTTTTGCCTTGTTTCGGTTGATAATTTTTTACCCATATTAAATATAGATAATTTTTGTTTCTGTTCTTCAGACATAGCCGCACATATTCTATTCCTAGATGCTTCGGCGATTTTCTCCTTCGTTGCGGCAGTATGTCTGTATCCACTGGTACCTTCACCACCATCTGTTAGATTTACTAAAATTCCTGTCTTATTATTTTTTCGTCCGTACCACATTATCATCCTTCTTTCTATAGCAAATGCACCTAACTCTGTTAGATTATTCTCCAATATTACAATATAATTTACATCTTTAGGTATTCTGGCTGAAGTATGTTTTTCGTTCATTCTATTCTTGCTACCTTTACCGATATAATAGGGCGTACCTGCCTTAGCAGTCGCTGAATCTTTCGATCTTAAATAAGCGTAAACATAGAAATTTTCCAACACACCACTCTCCGTTTCTAGTATTTATCGATCGAAGCCTCTTTCCAAAGATAAATAGTCTAAAGCAACGGACTGGTATTATTACCAGACAGGTAATACCTGAACAGGAGAGCTTAATGTCAGTAACACTCAACGCTAAAGGTACGAGTGTACCATCCTTTACGATCGGTAAAGGCGGCGTCACTATATATCAGGGATTAACTGATCCTAGTCTTTCATATTCTATGAAAGACGGCGATTATTGGCTCGACAAATCCGCAAATTCAATGAAGGTATGGACTGTTGTCGGTCTAACCTGGCAAGCACCTCGTTTAGCAGATTTACATTTTGTTGATAGTTCGATAATTGCCCCCAGCGGCCAAGATTTAACATTATCAGTTGATACAAATCATTATGTCAATATTGATTCGGGCATTTCGGGTCCAGCACTTATAACGACAAACAATAGTCAAGATCTTCACATTAATCCAGCCACAGGTGGTGGCCAAAATCTTATATTATGCGGAGATAGGTGGCCTTCATCAGATGGTGCAACCGGACAAACACTTGTAACAGACGGTCACGGCACATTGGGCTGGTCCGCTATGGGACTCTCATCGAATTCTCTTATTGCACCACCGGGCCAGAATTTAGTTCTATCTATTGATGCAAATAGATATGTTACTATTGATTCGGGTAATTCTGGCCCTGCACTTATAACAACAAGTAACAGTCAAGATCTTCATATTAATCCGGCCTGGGGCGGAGGCCAATATCTTGTATTATGTGGAAATCGATGGCCAGCCATCGATGGAATAAATGGCCAATCTCTTGTAACAAACGGAAATGGAACATTAAGTTGGTATACACCACCTGTAGGTACTGTAACATCTATTTCTGTCGATGGTGGAAGTACAGGTTTAACATTTGGTGGAAGCCCTATAACATCATCAGGAACTCTTACATTAGCTGGCACATTATCTGTATTTAATGGTGGCACAGGAGCAACAAGTTCTACAAATGCATTTAATAATCTTGTTCCATCTCAAGTAACCAATGATGGAAAATTTTTAACAACTAATGGAACAGATACCTCGTGGAATAATATTGTAACCTCGGGCACAGCTACTATAGATTTTGGTTCTTCTCCGGGCGGACTTTCAGCAAGTGTGGCAATTACCGGATTAACAAATATTCATTCTACGAGTGTTGTAATATTGCAAATAATGGCCGATGCTACCAGCGTTGATCATTCAGCAGCAGAACATAGAGCATTCACCACTTATGCAAATTTAACCTATGATACTCCGGTGACGGGCAGCGGATTTACAATTTATTCAGATGCATCACAGTTGGTTCAGGGTAGATGGACGGTAAAGTATAGTTGGTTAAATTCAAATTAAATAAGGGTTGTAGAAAGATACTCTATTGATGTAATATAGATATTTTTCGATAAATATAAAAAAGCGGTTATATTCACTAACCGAAATGGCTGATAAATAATAGATAACGGAGAAATCGTATATGGCAATCCAACTTTCAGGTGTTCAACTTGGCCCAATCGGAGGAGGTCCATCTTCTCTAAATCTTGAAGACTTACATGATGTATTAATTGTAACACCTCAAACCGGTCAGTATCTTAGATATAATAATGGTATCTTAGAATGGCAAAATTCATTTATAGATGAAGATGCCTATAAATTTCTTACAGGTGCTAGTTTATCTGGTATAACCGGAACTGGGTTGATTGGATCAAATGGTATTCAACTTACAGCACTTTCTGGTCCAGAATCTATTACTGTTGCACTAAACTTATCAACATCAGGAGATGCATCAGGCACGGTATCAGGCGGCGTCCTACCTTTAACACTTACAACAGTAAACGGCACAGTAGGAACATATGGATCCTCAACTGCAATTCCTGTGGTAACAGTAGATGCTAAGGGTCGAGTAACAAATGTCAGTACCGCATCATTTGCCGGAACTGCACCTCTAGCAACAGGTTTAGCCGCTGGCACAACAGGTTCGCTTCCGTATCAATCAGCAGCGTCAACAACAGCATTTTTAGCAGCCGGAACAACAAGTCAAGTACTTGTATCAGGCGCAGCAGGACCGAGTTGGACAAATACTCCAACACTAACAGGTACAAACTTTAGTGGTGTCCCAAATGCAGCATTAGCAAGTTCGGGGGCATTAACCATTGGTTCTACAAACATTGCATTAGGTGCAACAGCAACAACATTAGCTGGATTAACATCTGTTACATCAACCTCATTTGTTGGTAATGCAACCTCTGCAACCTATTCTTCTAATTCAACAATAATAGATGACACCGCTCGTGGTTCAGCAGTATATCCAGTGTGGACTACAGCAGTAACAGGTAATCTTCCACTTAAAACTTCGAGCACAGATTTATATTTTGTACCATCATCCGGTATATTAACTGCGACTGGTTTCGCAGGGTCGGGTGCATCGTTAACGAGTATTCCAAATAGTGCATTAACAAACAGTTCAGTAACAATCGGTTCCACAGCAGTAGCACTTGGTGCAACTGTAACGACATTTGCCGGATTAAGTTCAGTGACATCAACGACATTTGTTGGTGCATTAACAGGTAATGCTTCTTCTGCAACATCAGCTGTAACATCAACAAATATAGCTGGCGGCACATCAGGTGCGCTTCCATATCAAACCGGTGTAGGTACAACAACGCAATTGACAGCAGGCACATCGAGCCAGGTACTTATATCTGGTGCAACACCGAGTTGGACAAATACTCCGACANTNACTGGTACTAATTTTACCGGTATACCAAACGGCGCATTAACAAATAATTCTGTAACAATCGGTTCTACCGCAGTAGCACTTGGTGCAACTGTAACGACGTTTGACGGTGTAACATCGATTACATCAATTGGTTTTACTGGTGCATTAAATGGTAATGCCACAACAGCGAACACAGCGACCAATATAGCTTCCGGCACATCAGGTAATATTCTTTATCAGTCAGGATCAGGGATAACTTCGAAATTAACAACAGGTCTATCGAGCCAGGTTCTTACATCTGGTGCGGTACCGAGTTGGACAAATACTCCGACACTTACTGGTACTAATTTCAGTGGCACAGCTTCGGCATTAAATATCGGTGGTACAGCCGCAGTGGCAACCACAGTAACAACTAATGCTACAATAGATAATTCAGCCTATTATCCATTAATTGTTGAATCAGCAGGTGAACCAGGCAATTTTGCTGCTCAGTATGCTACATCCTTTTCATACAACCCGAGTACAACAACATTAACTGCACCGATATTTGCTGGTGCATTAACTGGCGCAGCAAGTTCTAACGTACTGAAAGCCGGTGATACAATGACTGGTTTATTAGTACTTAGTGCAGACCCAGCAGTGGCACTTGGTGCAGCAACAAAACAATATGTAGATAAGGTAGCGGCCGGCCTTGCAACACACGTTGCGTGCGAAACTTCGACTACATCAGCTTCGAACTTAGGAACAAATACTTATACAGCAGGTGTAGCAGGAAGTTCACCAGATGCAGGTACAGGTGTTGGTGCATACTTACAAGGAACACCTGCTTCAGCAGTATTTGGCATAGTAGGCGGATATGCCGGAGCAACAGTTGGAACACGTATTCTTGTTAAAGACCAATCAAGTAATATACAGAATGGTATTTATGTAGTTTCAACTATGGGTGACGGCGTAAGCACTCCGTGGAAATTAACACGTTCATCTGATTAATAATAGCGTATATGGTGAAGTAAAGGCAGGCGCACTTGTTTATGTCCAAGAAGGAACAAACGCAGGAACTCAATGGGTGCAGACATCTGTTGGTACACAATTACCTGGTGATTGTACTAAGATCGGAACTGATGCAATTATTATTAGTCAGTTCGCAGGTGCAGGTACATATACTCAGGGAACTGGTATCAGTATTTCGAGTAATGTTATTGCTAATACAGGTGTTCTAAGCAATGTAGCAGGTACAGGCATTTCTGTATCAGGTGCAACTGGTAATGTAACAATTTCTACCGCAAATATACCAAATAGTGCATTAACGAATAGTCAGACAACTATTGGTACAACAGCGATTGCATTAGGTGCAGCAAGCACAACATTAGATGGATTGACATCTGTCACAACAACAGCGGCTACTATAAATGCCAGCCTTACACTAGGTAACGGAACAGTTTTCTCTGGTGATTTTACTAATTTTTCAAATCGTCCAATGTTCCAGAGTAATGTTGCAAATGGTCTTACTATTATAGAATTTGTTCCAAATGGTACATCATTACAAGCCGGCCTCACTTTCGACACTTCCTCAGCGCAGACAAATAGTCCATATATGTATGTTGGTACAAATACCGCTGGTACATCATTTCTTGTTAATACTCTTGTTCGTGGGGCAGGAACACCGTTCCCGTTGAGACTTCTTGCAAATGATACATTAGGTATCACTATTGCTACTAACGGCGACGTATCTATTCCTACATCTCTTAGTATTACTGGGACAACAACAGCAGGTACATTCAGCGGAGCAGGTACAAGTTTAACTGGTACAGCAACTTCATTGAATATTGGCGGTAATGCTGCTACAGCAACCACGGCAACAAATATTGCGGCAGGTGCGGCAGGCTCACTTCCATATCAATCAGCAACAGCAGCAACAGCATTCTTGGCAGCAGGCACATCGAGCCAGGTACTTATATCTGGTGCAACACCGAGTTGGACAAATACTCCGACATTAACTGGTACTAATTTTACCGGTATACCAAACGGCGCAT